CAATATGCAGAGTTAGAGGAAGAAATATCTAACTACCACCTAAACAACATCCTTAATGGTTTAGCACCATCAATGTTAATTAACTTTAACAATGGTACACCAAACGCAGAGGAACGTCAAAACTTAGAAAACCGTATTTACTCTAAATTTAGTGGCTCAAGTAATGCTGGTAAGTTTATACTTGCCTTTAATGATAACGCAGAGAGCCAAGCTACAATAGAACCAATACAGTTAAGTGATGCACACAACCAATACCAATTTTTAAGCGATGAGAGCGGCAAAAAATTAATGGTAGCACACCGAGTTGTTTCTCCTATGCTTTTAGGAATTAAAGACAGTACTGGATTAGGCAACAATGCAGACGAGTTACAGACTGCTTCTGTGCTTATGGATAACACCGTTATTAGACCATTTCAGCACCTTTTGATAGATGCCTTTGATAGCATACTTGCTTACAATAATATCTCTTTAAAACTATATTTTAAGACCTTACAACCACTTGAGTTTACAGACTTAGAAAACGTAGAAGATGAAGAAACAAGAGAAGAAGAAACTGGCGTAAAGTTAGCCAAAGACTTACCAAAGGAATTAGGAAGCGACATAGCAGATGCCTTGATAGACTTAGGACAAGACGAGGCAGACCTTTTAAGCGACTTTGACCTAATGGATGAGCGAGAAGTAAACTATGAAGAAGAAGATGGCTTAGACGAGGTTATAACAGACCTTAATAAGCCTAATACCGAAGAAAAAGAAAAAAGCACACTTGCTAAAATATGGCAGTTTGTAAGTACTGGAAGCGCAAAGCCATACAGAAGAAGCGAACAAGATGGAACAAGTAAGCAATCACGAGAACTTGACATTGAGTTTTTAGTAAGGTATATGTATTCCCCACAAAGATACAGCGCAAATTCAAGACCTTTCTGTAAGAAAATGGTAGATGCAAAAAAGGTTTACCGTAAGGAAGATATTATCTCAATGGACACAAAAGTAGTTAATGCTGGTTTTGGTAAGGGTGGAAGCGATACTTACTCAATATGGTTATACAAGGGCGGTGCAAGATGCCAACACAAATGGATAAGAAAAACTTACCAAAGGTTTAAGACTGATAAAGGCTTAGGAACTGAGATAACAACATCACAAGCAAGGTCAAGGGGTTTTAGACCAGAAGCAAACGCACAGAAAGTACCAGTAGCACCAAAGGATATGAAGTATAAAGGTTATACCGCTGAATATTGGAACAAAATAGGATTTAAGAACTAATGGCAACAGCACTATTTATAAACAGAACGGACTTAGTAAAAAACTCTATCATTGATGGTAATGTAGACACAGATAAGTTTATACAATTTATTAAGATAGCACAACAAATAGACATACAAAATTTGTTAGGCACAGACCTTTACAATAAGATAAGTGCTGATATTGTTGCTGGTACTTTGGCTGGTAATTATTTAAGTTTAGTAAATACTTACGTTCAGCCTACTTTAATATGGTTTGCACAAATGAATTACATACCTTTTGCTGCATATCAAATAAAAAACGGTGGGGTGTTTAAGCACACAAGCGAAACAGCACAGAACGTAGATAAAAACGAAGTAGATTATTTAGTAGCAAAGGCGAGAGAATACGCCAACTACTATTCTACAAGATTGGTAGATTATCTTAGTTTTAACGATAACTTGTTCCCAGAGTACAACAGTAACACAAACGAGGACATCGACCCAGACACAGACACAACTTATAAAGGCTGGGTACTATGAGATATAAGGTAAAACAAACAAACCTTAGTAAACTAAAAAAATATATTATTGAAACCTTGAAAAAGGAAGCGATAAAAAACAAAAAGAATGAGTAATCCTATTTTAGCATTAATACCAAGCGGACAAAAAGCCACAAAGGTTTACTCTGTATTGCCAAGTGATGGTAGTGGGGATTTCACTTTTGATAGGGATACAGTAGCTACACGAGTACGCAAGGATGGAATTATTGAAGAGGTCGCAGCAGACATACCAAGACTTGATTGGCTGAACTCTAACTGTCCGATTTTACTTTTAGAGCCATCAAGTTCTAACTTAGTGCCTTATAGTGAGAATTTTAGCGAGTGGCAACCATCTTCTACAAGTGTATCTGCTTCAACAATACCAGCACCAACTGGAGAGCCAACTTCTTATAAATTATTAGCTGCAAACGCCAATGCTAACCACCAATTAGATAGCGATACTTTTTCTATTGTAAGTGGTGCTATAACTGGTTCTTTGTTTGTGAAAAAAGGTAACCTAAATTTTATCAGACTTCGCTTTAATGGTTCTACAAGTACAGTTAGAGCTTGGTTTGATATACAAAATGGTGTAGTAGGTACTGTGGATGCTGGTGGGCAGTCAAGCATAGAAGATTATGGTAATGGCTGGTACAGATGTACACTTACCGAAACAGGTAACACAGCCGCAACAAGTTCAGCGAGTTTACAGATATTCTTAAATGAAAGTGATGCACAAACTACTTGGGATGCTGATGGAGATGAGTACGCTTACATTTTTGGCGCACAGCTTGAGCAAAGCACAAGTAAAACTTCTTATATAAAAAACACATCAACAGGCTCAACAACAAGAAATGCAGATGTGTGTAGTATTACAACACCAAGCGGAGTAGTAAAAATCACAGAAACATTTGCAGACGATACAACAAACGTAATAACAAGCATACCTACAACCTACACAATAAGTGAGGGTAGAGTTAAAAAAGTAATAATGATTTAATATGGCAAACGAAATATATCATAGAAGTAATTGGGGTAATGCAGTAAACGATATTGCTTGGGGCGATACTTACGAGAAGTTTGATGCGACTAACGAAATGTTTGTACGTTCAGACAATTACGAGAATAGCAACGAAACAGACAAGCTAATGGCTGCTATAAACCCTAAGCCAAGTATATTACTAACACCTACTGCTTACGATAATGGCTCTTTGCATAGTGTTAAGCCTGTTGATGTTTTGGGCAATCAATTAGTAGCGGAAACACCAAATAATTTAAATGGTTGGATTGATGCAAGAGACAACACAACTTTGTCAATTGTAGATAATAACATTAGAGCTACGCTAGAAGCGGGAACTTCTGTAACTATAGGTATAAGTTCTACAGGTTTTACAACTGTAATAGGTAAAACTTATGAAGTTAAAATAATTGCAACAAAAAATAATTCTAGTGGTAGTATTTATGCAAGAATATCCAATAACTCACAAATTACTGCACCTGTTTTTAATGAACAAAATTTAACTGCTAGTATTTCTGTAAATTCAACTTTTGTAGCTACAGCAACAACTAGTTTTATTGGTGTATTAGCAACAGCTCAAGCTGGTGGAGATTATATACAGTCTAGCTTAATGTCTGTTAAAGAAGTAACAGACGCAGACTTTGACTTTACAAGAGGCTCATCAGCCACAAGAGTAAACGAACAAGGTCTTATAGAAGATGTACAGATATTAAGTGGGGAGTTGGTACAAAACGGAGATTTTGAGCAGATAGGCAGTGAACTTGTTACTAATGGCGATTTTGCTACTGATAGTGATTGGGTAAAAAATACGGGGTGGTCTATTAGCGGTGGTGCTGCTAATGCAAGTTCATCTTTCGATAGTTTAGCACAAGCGGGATTTAATTTTATTATTGAAAAAAATTACAAAGTAACATACGAGGTTAAAAATTATGTAAATGGTAATATTAGATTTCAATTTACAGGCGGTGCTACTTTAACTGGTACTACCAGAAATTCTAATGGTATTTATACTCAATATGTCAAAGCCACTGCAAATCATTCAAATTTTAGATTTAAAGGCACAAACTTTACAGGCTCAATAGACAACGTATCAGTCAAAGAGGTCGGACAGAATTGGGCATTAAACGCAGCGTGGACTATATCAAATGGAAAAGCAACATACGACAATTCGGCAAGTCAGTCTTGTGAGCAAAGTTTAAATTTTGAAGTTGGGAAAAAGTATTTAGTTAATTTTGAAATATCTGATTTTACAACAAATTATAGATTTGATGTTTATACTGGTGTTTCTTTTATACAAAGTGCAATAATAACAAATCAAACTTCTTATTCCATATTGTTTGACGGTGATGGTGGTAATAAATTAAGATTTAGAGGTTTAGCAACTGGTACTGGTTTTTCTTTGGACAACGTAAGCGTAAAAGAAGTAACAGAGGACACAGACTTACCAAGAATAGATTATACAGATGGAACTGGGAGTTTGTTGTTAGAGCCGCAATCAACTAATAGACTTACTTATAGTGAAGATTTTACGCAAAGTATCTGGACAAATGCAAGGTCAAGTGGTGCAACAAATCAAATAATAGCACCAGATGGAACTGCAACAGGATACAAATTAATAGATAGCACAGACAATAATACACATTTGCTATATTCAACCCAAACAGTTACAACAAGTAGCGTTTTTGCCTTTTCTGTGTTTTTAAAAAAAGGTAGTTTAAATAATGCTTTTATAGCTCACGACAGTAGTATTGACCAGTCTGTTGTATTTGATTTGCAAAATGGAACAATAGTAAGTACTGGGTCTGATGTAACATCAAGTAAAATAGAAAGTTTTGACAATGATTGGTACAGATGCAGCTTTACACATACGCCCACGAGTACAGTAAGACTTTATAGAGTTGGCACTTATAACGGTAACATTTCTTATTCTGGTAGCGGTAGCGACTTTGTTTACTGCTGGGGCGCACAATTAGAACAACAATCATACGCAACTTCTTACATACCAACAAGCGGAAGCGCAGTTACAAGAGATGCAGACGTTTGCAACAATTCAGGTTCAAGCGATTTAATAAATTCAACAGAGGGGGTTTTATATGCGGAGATATCTTCTTTAGCAAATGATGGAACAAGCAGAAGAATAAGTTTAAGTAGCGGCTCGGATGCCAATAGGGTTTCTTTGGAAATTGACGAAACAAGTAATAGAATAAAAGTGTTTATGAACGGTGGTGGCATTTCTGCTGCTATAATAACATTTGATGCAAGTGATTTAACACAATTTAATAAAATAGCCATAAAATACAAATCTGGCGATGTATCTTTATTTTTAAATGGAACAGAGGTGGCAACAAGCACTTCAACAAATATGCCAGTTGGTTTAGATAGATTGAATTTTGATGGTGGCAATTTATCTAACGACTATTTTGGAAACGTCAAATCCGTTGCAGTATTTAAAGAAGCATTAACAGACGAAGAACTAACAGCTTTAACAACATAATTATGAAAATAGGAAAATACGAGTTTAAAGACCAAAAGGCTGCTGAGGCTAAAATAAAAGCTTTAGGAGTAGATACAGACGAAGATGGTAACGAGTACCCAGCACACAGACACGCTATTGTAAAGTTAGGACATATTGTTTTAGAGCAAGGCGAATATGACGAAGAGGGTAACGAAACCAAAGCACCAGTATTAAGCGACAAGTATCACTTAGACGTTATGTGGAGATTAGAAGATACCGTTGATGAAGAAGGTAATGTTATTGTAGCAGAGCATCCTTACGGATGGAAGTCTGCTGCTGTTGGTAATATAGATGGTAACGGAGTACACAGTTTTTACGGTGTGAACTATCAAGAAAACAAAATGTAAAATGAGTTTAGAGGATATCAAATTGTACATATTTAACATAATCACTTTAGGTGTTAGTTTTACTGCTGTTGAAAATAGTTTAAAGATTATACTACTTTTGGCTTCTATTGTTTATACGTTGCAGAAGATATACGCAACCTACAAGAAAAAGAATGAAGCTGACAAAAAACTTTAAGCTAAAAGAGTTTGAGTGCAAAGGCAACCTTGATGGTTGTTATTGTAGGATGCCAGATGATGTATATAGAAACATCAAAGAACTTGCAGAAAACCTACAAATTGTTAGAGATGAATTACAAGAGCCTATAACAATAAATAGTGCTTACAGATGTGAGGCTTGGAATGGTATCAATGGTGGTACATTAAAATCACAACACTTGCAAGGTAAGGCAGCAGACATAGTAGTAAAAAACCTAACACCAGACGAAGTTGCTATTGCACTTGACAAATTACAACAAGGTGGCTTTATAAAATGTGGTGGCTTGGGCAAGTATGACACTTTTACCCACATAGACATAAGAGGCACAGAAGCACGTTGGGATTATAGAAAAAAATAATGAAAAAGAAGTTTAAAGATACAACAATAGGAAAGCTTTTACTTGGTGCTGCAAAGGTAATTAATCCAGCTTTGGGTAATGTGCTTGAGGGTGTTATATCCCCAAGCGAAGCGATTAAAGAAATTACAAAGGCTGACATATCAATAGAGGACAAAATAAAACTTCAGCAATTGATACACGAGCAACAAAACAAAGAGATAGAAGAAACAACTAAGCGGTGGGTAAGCGACAATGCCACAGACAGCTACCTTACACGCAATATAAGACCCCTTACACTTGCCTTTTTAACTCTTACACTATTTATATACATAATATTAGATAGTTCATTACAAGGCTTTAAAATAGACCCTAATTGGATTGACTTACTTTCTTCACTATTACTACTTGTTTACGGTGGTTATTTTGGTATGCGTTCTGCTGAAAAAATAACTAAGAACTGGAAAAAGTAAACTAAAATTAATTATCTATTTTTTTTTCTAAAAATTAATTAATAACTTTGAGCCATTTATTATAAAATTATGGTATGCTTAAATAGATATATATTTAGGGAAACATAAACAGATAAACAAAGGGAAACATAAAATACTAAAAAATAGTTATAATAAAGTTATAATAAATTAATGACCTCTGGGGTCTATTCTAATTTGAGGCTATGCCAAAAAAAACACAAAAATATTGGAAGAATAAGATAGATAAAGTATTCCACGAATACATAAGGCGTAGAGATGCAGATAACAATACTGGTAATTGTGGGTGTATAAGCTGTGGTAAAAAGATACATTTTTCTGAAAGTGATGCTGGACACTTTATAAGTAGAAAGTATTTAATTACAAGGTATGACGAAAGGAACGTACACGCACAATGCAGAAAGTGTAATAGGTTTGAATACGGTCGGCAATTTGAATACAGCATAGCTTTGGGGCAAGAACTATCACAAGAACTATTACAGACCTCAAGAAGTATGGTAAAGTACACAGATGCAGATTGGCAAGAGATATTTGAAGAATTTAAAAACAAGTTAAATGAAATAAAAAAGAAGCAAAACTTTTAGATTAAGTATATATTGGTTATCTTTGTTTGTATATTCTATATGTTTTTGTTTTTTTCGGCTAACCAGCCCAATTAAGCCACCTTTCTAAAGGTGGTTTTTTTGTTGTTTAAGTGTTTACATTTTGTTTATTGTTTTTTTTATTAAATTTTTTTTTATAACTTTGGGTTATTATTAACATAAAACAAAGGCAATGACATATAGAACAATTACCTTACTTGATAGGCTTAAGCCACATTACAGCGAGAAACTTTCTGACAAAAACATACAACACCCTACTGTGGTAGGTCGTATTATAGATGCGTTAGAAAGTAATAATTTTGTATTAGATTTAAGATACTCTGCTGTGTTAGATTTATATTTTGTGTTAGGGAGTAAAGACCCTTTTGTATATTTTAAAGACTTATAATATGACAAGAACAGAAGATATAATAAGAGTAAGAAGCATAGATGCTAACTACTTAAACGCAAGGATAGAAGCCTTAGAGAATAGAGTACAATACTTAGAACAAATAATAGAAATAGAATATTTAAACGAAGAATAATGAACAGAGATAAACTAAAAGAACTTTACGAGAAATACAACTTAGACAAATCAGACTTTTTTAAGCACCAACACTACACGATTATCACAAGAAGTGGAGTAGAGAAATTGATGGCACAATCTAACATTACAATAAATTATGAAGTGATTAGGTGTGAGCCAAATTTTGCAGTAATAAAAGCCTATGGTACAAAGAAAGATAAAAAAATAGAAACCTTTGGTAGTGCCTTAAAAGGAGAAAACTACAAAGATGGTTCTACAAATTCTTGGTATTGTATGGAACTCGCAGAAAAACGCAGTCAATCAAGGTGTGTACTAAAAATGCTTAACTTATATGAGTATGGTATTTTTGGCGAAGATGAAAGCGAAAGTTTTAAAAAACCCAAAACAGAATACAAAACCTTATAAACATAAATAAACATAAATAATAAATAAATAAACTATGAGTGCATTAATAAACTTTAATTTAAGAGTAGACCGCCTCCCAAAGGAGAAATTTATTGCGGGAAAGGAAGGTGCGGTATATGTAAACCTCACAATGGCTGTAAACGATGAAACACGATACGGAAACAACACAAGCGTATATGTGGCACAGTCAAAAGAAGAAAGAGAGGCTAAGAAGCAACGCCAATACTTAGGCAATGGAAAGGTCTTATGGACTGACAATAACATTGTCTTGGCAGAGAGAGAGCCACAAGCAGAACCAGTAACAGCAGCTACTGAGAAAGCAGATTTACCATTTTAATTAAAGGGGGGTTTTTTAACCCCCTTTTTTTTATACCTTTACAAAAACAAAAACATTATGGTTAAATACAAAACATTAATGGTAAGATATTTTAATTCTGAAACACAATATTTAGAATATACCCAAAGTCCTTATCTATATGGGAAAGAAATAGAAGATAGGGTTAATTATAGAAAGTTAATACTTAACAAATTTCAAAAAGAAGATAAAAAACTATTTGATAGATTTATAAATTCTTTAATAGATGAATATTGGTGTAGAAAATTATACGATAATACAACACAAAGTGAAGAACAAAGAAAAATAGATTA